TCCGGGTTTATCGATGTTATATTCCGTTCAATAATTTCCTTGCTTTGTTCGTCGGCGTTTTCCAGGCCTTCTTTGACGGCGGGAGGCGGCGGTGCTGCTGTTCCTGGCGCGGTAGGCGGTGCTGCTACTCCGGGTGCAGTAGGCGGTGCTGTTGCTCCTGGTGCGGTTGGCGGTGCTGTTGCTCCTGGTGCGCTAGGCGGCGGTGCATTTGTTTCAAACCGGTCTAGCACAGTTGCCGCCTTTCTACGCTGATGTATCGTCATATCATTTTCACTCGTGTCGGGTGTAAAATTCTCGGTAGTTAATATACCGTTCATCGAAAATGGGTCTTTGATACCGCTATTTTTCAATAGTTCCTTTGCTTTCATTAAAATGGTCGTATCTTGAGAGACCGCGGTGGGAGTGCCGCCACCGCCGCCAGCGAACCCTTCCTTGAAACGAGCGGCAGAGACCGCCCTTGCCGCCGCCGCCGACTCATAACATCGTGTTTTAATATTCTGTGTTATTTTCCATAAAGCGAATACAATAATAATAATACCTATAAATAAAAATTCTACCTGGTTTTCTTTCATTGTTGTTGTATATAATAATAGATTTTTATATAAAGTTATATACAAATAACATACTAAATGACCGGCGGTTTATTAAATTTGGTTGCTACAGGCAATCAAAATGTTATTCTTAACGGTAATCCCAAAAAGTCGTTTTTTAAAAGCACCTACCTTAAATATACGAATTTCGGTCTTCAAAAGTTTAGAGTTGATTTCGATGGTCAGAAGAAGTTGCGTATGACCGAAGAGTCCAAATTCACATTCTATATTCCGAGATATGCTGAACTACTGATGGACACCTATATCTGCGTGACACTTCCGTCGATATGGAGCCCAATTCATCCGCCAGCAAATAAAGGCGATATGTGGGCGCCATATGAGTTTCGGTGGATTGAAAATTTGGGCACACAAATGATAAAAGAAATCGTGATTTCAGTCGGCGGAATGACCCTTCAGCGTTTCACTGGTAATAATTTGATGGCGATTATGGAGCGTGACCTCGATGCCACAAAACGCGAATTGTATAACCAGATGACGGGTCACGTTCCGGAATTATATAATCCTGGCTGTTCTGGAGCACGGTTGAACCAGTATCCGAATGCCTATCGCACGGGTAATATCGCCGGAGCAGAGCCGTCAATACGCGGACGCAAGATATATATACCAATTAATGCGTGGTTCACACTTTCGTCGAAGATGGCGTTTCCGCTTGTATGCCTCCAATATAACCAACTCCAGATTGACGTTACACTTCGGCCGGTGAAAGAGCTATTCACGATACGAGATGTAGGTGATGCCGCGAATTATTGGCCAGTCGTTCAACCGGATTTCACGAATCCGCTTCATCAGATGTGGCGATTTTTATACCCGCCGCCGAGTATCGATTTAACACTTGACTCCTATCCGAGCATTCGCACAGACTGGAATGCAGATGTCCATTTAATGGCGACATACTGTTTTCTCTCCGATGAGGAGTCGAAGATATTCGCCGCGAACCAACAAAAATACCTGATTAAGTCGTATTATGATTGGGTGTTCAATGATGTCACTGGAAATAAGAAAATCAAGATAGAGAATTCAATGGGGATGGTGGCGTCGTGGACATTGTTCTTCCAACGAAGTGATGTGAATTTACGGAACGAGTGGAGCAATTATACGAATTGGCCGTATAACTATCTACCCTATGATATTATACCCGCGCCAATAGACGATGATTGGAAGCCAACCGGATTTAATGAAAGCATCGAACGGGTATCCGACCTTAGTGGACCATCAGATTTTCAAAACGACCGCTACTTCTTTGATAAAAATGGACCGAAGAACGGTATTGGACCGGGCATTAATCCAGGTGATAAACGGTTGACCGGGCTTCATATCACTGGTGATTTTCAGTCGGAAAATGAACGCGACATATTACAGATGCTGGGGATTTCACTCAACGGGAAGTATCGAGAGAACCTGCTCGACGCAGGAGTGTATAATTATGTTGAGAAATATACGCGGACAAGGGGGAGTGCGAAACCCGGGATTTATTGCTATAATTTCTGCTTGAATTCGGACCCGTTTGAATTACAGCCGAGCGGTGCTATCAATATGAGCAAGTTTAACCAAATCGAACTGGAGATGAATACGATATATCCTCCGTTGGATTCGGCGGCCGAAGTGAAGGTGATTTGTAATCCGAATACTCGAGAGATTATCGGAATGAACAAACCGAATGTGAATATCTACTTGTATAACTACGACCTTCATATACTAGAGGAGCGGTATAATGTGCTGACATTTATATCGGGAAATTGTGGGCTGATGTATGCTCGGTAATCACCGAGCCGAATGCCGAAGAGAGGCGGACGATGCTCGGTAATCACCGAGCCGAATGCCGAAGAGAGGCGGACGATGCTCGGTAATCACCGAGCCGAATGCCGAAGAGAGGCGGACGATGCTCGTCGTGAAACACAACCGATAATAATCTATTGTATATATAACTTAGTTACGCAATAATGGCTGACGATGAAGAAGATATTCAAGACGGTGGTGAAGAGGAAGAAGAAGAAGAAGGAACCTTTAGTAAAGTAGGCGGGATGTTTGGGGGCGACGACGACGACGACGACGACGAAGAAGAAGGAACCTTTAGTAAAGTTGGCGGGATGTTTGGTGGAGGTGACGACGAAGGCGACGGCGAGGGCGAAGCCAAGGACGATAAACCAAAGAGAGTTAAGGCGAAGCCAAATACGATATTTGATATTGCCGCGCTCAAAGAATTCGGTCTCAGCGTATTAACCCTCTTTATCGAGACGGTCATTGTTTCCGTTGTGTGCGTGAATATTCTATTCTTTTCAGTTCCGGAAAGTATTAAAAATAATGACCTGAACCTGAACAAGTTATTTCCAACTGACCGACACGAATGGCCGTATTGTTATACGAATGAATATACCAGCTGCGAGGCTGATTGTGGTGATAAGTTCGGTGGAATTGCCGATGACCCCAAACTAGAAACAGCGAAAAAATTATACTTGAAAGCGGCAATTATTCTAGATACAATGGTATTTAAATGGTTCTGCCTTACGAAGGAGGACATCGATATGGTGAAAGAGAGTGTGGAAGAAGGAGCGACACAAGTGAACTTACTACACTGGGATTTCATTAAAGCGCGTTTTAAGCAATGGATTAATAATGCTTTCATATTTTCGTTTTCGAGCGACCGCGCAATGTTCGCGTATATGTTCGAGCAATTAACACGGCTTTCAAATGCTATTCCTGTTGAACTGTATGATGTCGTCTCTCCGCTTCTTATTCTTCTAATGCCGTTCGTCTTTGCCATTTTCATGGCATTTATGTTACTGGGTGGTCCATTCTTCACAACTGTTATTGGTATGGTGATAAACGAGACTGACAATCGTAAAGAATATATTGGTGGAATATTATGGTCTCTTATCACCGGGTTTACGCTTGGTATTCTGCCCATTATTTCATATATCGTGAGGATGATACAGTTTCTTGGCACATTTTTTATATATCCACTGCTTCACTGGGGTCAATACCGCGAATTATTTGCTCGTTATATCCCCATCATCTTCTTTTTCTTTAATTTGATACTAATGTTTTACGCGTTCGAGTATCTGGACATCAATGTTGCCGCGATTGTGATTTTAATGTTACTGGTGCTGTATTTGATGCATTATTGGTCTGGAATTATGGAATTCTTTAACGCAGTTAAAAACTGGACAGCATAGAAACAACATAAACAATATCATATAATAATTATCATACTGGATTATACGATATGAGCGGAAAAAATAAGAAGGTCGGTGGCAGCAGCGTCGGTGGCGTCGGCGGCGTCGAGAAATCAACCCCCGAGTATTTCAAGAGATATCCGTTCGTCAGTGTGTGCACCCCCACATTTAACCGTCGCCCCTTTATCCACGCGATGATTACTTGTTTCAATGAACAAGATTACCCACAAGACCGTATGGAATGGATTATTATCGATGATGGAACCGACCCCGTCGAAGACTTGGTTGCCTCCCACCCGCGCGTTAAGTATTTTAAATATGACACGAAAATGACGCTTGGTCGTAAACGCAACCTTCTTCACGAAAAATCGCGCGGAGAGATATTGGTCTATATGGATGATGATGATTATTATCCACCCAAACGCGTCTCTCACGCGGTCGAAATGTTGATGTCACATCCTGAGGCGTTGTGTGCTGGGTCGAGTGAGATTTACATCTATTTTAAGCATATCAAGCAAATGAAGCGTTTTGGACCGTATGGACCCAATCACGCGACTGCCGGCACATTCGCTTTTAAGCGAAAACTCCTGAAACAACATCGGTATAATGATGATGCGTGCTTGGCGGAAGAGCGTGCGTTTTTGAAAGATTATACCGTGCCATTTGTCCAATTGGACCCGATGAAGGTGATTCTCGTATTCTCGCACGAACATAACACATTTGATAAGCGCAAGCTACTTGTGAATGCTAACCCGGATGTTGTGCGAGATTCGCCGAAAAAGGTGATGGATTTTATCAAAGACAATGCTGCTTTGCGTCGGTTTTATATGGTGGAGTTGGAAGGATTATTGGCGAATTATGAACCTGGGCGTCCAGAAATGAAACCGGATGTCATCGCGCAAACCCTTCAATTAGAGAAAGACCGCGCGAAAATGGCGGAAAATGCAGCAGCAGCGGCAGGCGGCGGCAATATTGTATTAGAGCAACCAGGACAAGCGCCGATTGCTCTCAATAACAAACAAGTCATTGATATACTTCAGAATTTACAGAGCGATGTTGCCTCTCGAGATAAAGAGATTATGCGTTTGAACCACGAATATCAGGAGATGTTGGAAAAATATGAAGCTTTACAACGAGAGCATATCGCTGTGAAGGCGGCGTTACAGACACAAGCCGAGGCCGAGGCCGACACACGCGCCGCCTCCGCCCCCGACGCCGCCGCCGACGCCGACGCCGACGCCGACGCCGTTGCGCACGGAACAGCGACCACGACACCAGATACAGAAACGATTTATGTATAAAATGATATAATTTATTCGTCGAATGATGATGATGAATACATTATATTACGGGCCTTATGCCTTTACGATTTCAACCGAGTTAATCTTCAAACACAACATACTATTCTTCGATTCGTGGATTACGAATTCGTGGCATTTATTGTATTCGGCGAATTTCGCTGTAAGAATACTTTCAATCTCACTGACCGGCATTTCATCATCTTTGGTCTTAAATTGGTGGTTCGAATTGTGTTTGGCGTTTCTATTATCGTCGCCGTCGCCGTCACTGTCGCTCTCGCTCTCGCTGTATCCGCGGCGTTTCTTCGACGATGACGACTTCGACGGCGCCTCATTCTCAGGTGGAAGATATTCCCATTCCCCAATCGTTTCAATCACCTGGCTATTCGTATTAAAAACCATCGAATCCGAATTGAAGACGAGAGCAGAACCAGGGGCGTGTTCATACTTGTCGAGGTCGATTTCGGTAATTAAATCAAACTCATCGAGGAATTCATTTTTGCGAAGATAATTACGAATATAACCCGCGATTTCATGTGTAATTTTTACAGTGTAAACCTTGTCTTGATGGTCATTCCCGCTGTCGCTGTCGCTGCCACTCCCGGTGTCGCTCCCAGTGTCGCTCCCGGTGTCGCTTCCGCTTCCGGTGTCGCTT